TTTAATTCTAATCCTAATACTGGAGATTTTGGTGTGGTTAAGAATGAAAACGCTATCAAACAGTCTGTTCGTAATTTAATTATGACAATGTTTGGTGAAAGACCCTTTCAACGCAGCATTGGATCTAAGGTTAAGTCACTTTTGTTTGAACCTTGGGATCCATTTGCAGTGGATACTATTAAAAGTGAAATTTATAACTGTCTAACAAGACTTGAGCCTCGTATTAAGGTTACTGGGGTAGGACTTCGTGATGATTCTGAGATTAATTCAGTGCAGATTGGTATAGATTATACCATTGTAGGTGAATCAGAAACCCAAAACGTCGAATTTCTCCTAGAGAGAGCATAAAATGGCAGCAATTCCTTCACAATTAACGTCCTTAGACTTCTTTGAGATCAAAGAATCCATCAAATCGTACCTTCGGACTAGAAAAGAGTTTACCGATTACGATTTTGAGGGTAGCTCAAGCTCATATTTGATCGATATACTAGCATATAACACATATTATACTGCCTTTAACGCTAACATGGCGTTGAATGAAGCATTTTTAGAGACTGCAACGGTCAGAGATAACATTGTAAGGATCGCAAAGCAGTTAAATTACACTCCAAGGTCAATTAAGGCACCTAGAGCATGTGTAAAGTTGGTTGCACAGACAACAGTTGGTCTAAATGGCACCACTTTCCCAGAATTTGCCACTCTTAGGAAGGGTGATGTGTTTGTTGCAGACAATGAAAACGATAGTTACACCTTTGCACTCACTCAAGACATCCAAGTTTCAGTAGATACTGCTACTGGACAGGCAATTTTCGATAATGTCCTTGTTTATCAAGGTAATTTGCTTACTGCAAACTATACAGTTGACTATACTAAGAAACAAGACTTCGTTATTCCTGATGAAAACGTAGATACTGGTCTTTTAACCATAGATATCTCTCCAAGTGCTCAATCATCAGAGACTGATACCTATAGTCTTGCTGCAAACGTCACAAATGCCAATGCAACTTCCAGAATTTACTACTTGGAAGAGACAGATGACATGAGATACCGTCTTGTTTTCGGAGATGGGTCAATTGGACGTAAATTAATTGATGGTGAATACATAAGAGTCACATATGTGTCCACTGATGGGGTTGAAGCTAACGGTGCAAGAGGTTTTGACTTCGTTGGTAACATAGTTGACAGCGATATGAGGGTCATTTCACCCAATGCTATAAAATTATCGACTAAAGATGCTGCTCAAGACGGTGAAGACCGTGAAACAGCACTCTCAGTCAAGTTTAGAGCACCTAGAGCGTATGCAACTCAGAATAGAGCAGTCACTGAGAATGACTATGAGCATATAGTCTCTGAAATATACCCCCAGGCAGCGTCTGTGACCGCCTATGGAGGCGAGAAACTAACTCCCCCTGTATATGGTAAGGTTTATGTTGCAATTAGACCAAAAACAGGAAATAAACTCAACGCAACGACAAAACAAAAGATTAAAAAGGACTTATTGAAGTATTCTATTGCTTCAATCGATCCTGTTATCATAGACCCTACAAGTTTCTACGTTATTCCGAAATCTTACGTCTATTATAACGGAAATGACACTAATTTAACTGGATCTCAACTTGGTACTAAGATTTTACAAGGAATTGACCAGTGGAATAAGGCAGGTATCAATAATCGCTTTAATGGACGCATAGATGGGTCTAAATTTGGTGCGATGGTTGATAGTAGCGACCCTGCGATCTCTGGTAACGTCACTCAGATGACTTTAGGTCAAAATCTTGACCAATTCACCTTTGGTAACGTGTTTACCCAGTGTTTAGACTTCGGTAACCCACTTTATGACCCTTCAAACTTCGCAGGTAGTCCAAAAGACGATGATGGGAATGGTGATGACGATGGAGATGGAGATGGAGGCACTAGTAAGTGTAAACCATCCTTCTCAACAGTAAAATCAGGCACATTCTATGCAACTGGTTATACTGAAGACCTAGTTAACCTAACTTTGACCGATGGAGCGACTGCTGTGGCAGTTTCTTCTCCTGGATTGTCAACAAACGTCACTAATCAGGTCTTGGTACCTGTAAATATTAGAGATGACGGTCAAGGTAACCTAATCCTAGTTACAACTAGAGATGAAACCGAATTAACATTAAATCCTTCTGTTGGAAGTGTAGATTATGCACATGGTAACGTCTGTGTCGGTCCTATAGCGATACAAGGCACTCCAGATGACAGTACAAGACTTCCTATTCAAGTATTACCTGCTGGTGGATCTATAACCATCCCACCAGGAGTTGACCCAACAATATTCAACCCAGCAGTCAATCCAATTGACTATACAATCAACGATATTGCTATTCCAACCTTCGATCCGAATAACTTTAGTGGTTATAACTTCGGTGACACAACTGGCATAAATATCATTGATTATCCAACGGATACTTTTGACTATCCAACCAGCGATTCCTGTTTCTAAGATAGATGCCAATTACGAAGAATATAAACGTCTCTGATAGGGTCGAAAATCAGTTACCTGAGTTTATTCGCCACGAAGACAGACAATTAGTCAACTTCCTGTTTGAATACTATAAATCTCAGGAAAAAACAGGTAGACCTTACGATATACTCAATAATTTATTGAGATATCTAGATTTGGATAATTATACCTCTGAGCAACTTGCAAGTGCAACGAATTTGCTCAAAGATATTGGTGTGTACGATAATAAGATTGAAATTGAGGGTATAGATGGATTCCAGGAGCAAAATGGCTCCATAATGATTGATAATGAAGTAATTTACTATGAAAGGGTCACTCGTGGTCCTGATGTTATCATTACTCCAGGAATTTCATATCCACAGTTCAATAAGAAGAAGCAACAGCTAGAAAACCCATTTTCACTCTTTGATGGAGTAGAAACAACCTTCCCATTAAGCTTTTTAGGCACTCCAGTCGCTCCTCCTTCGGCAGAGCACTTAATTGTGATTGCCTACAACCAAATGATGGTACCAAACGTAGATTACTTCGTTGAAGGGTTTAATATACGTTTTGCAGAAGCACCTAGAGATCAAATCGGTGCAGATAACTCAGAATTCACTTCAATCACTTATTTGGTTGGATATTCTGATCAAACCATCAAAACTGCCGATGCAATCCCATATCAAGAATGGGAAGGCACAAAATATTACCCATTAAGGATTGCAACGCAATCTTATACTCCAACATCTGCAATTGGACTAATAATTAAGAAAAATAATAGATTACAAGTACCATATGAGGATTTTACCGTTTTTGAAGATAAAGTTGTTTTCAAAAATGAAATTGGAGCTGCTGACGCTATTCATATTAGGTCTGTTGAATATAATGCTCCTGCTTACGGTTCAGGAGCCACAGCAATTGCTAAGGTTGCTGATGATGGCACAATTGAGTCTTTAATCCCTAAAATTGGTGGATCTAAGTATAGAATTGACTTTGCACCTAAAGTTACCATTACTAGTAAGGTTGGAGCAAATGCAACTGCTAGATCACTAATTGGTGGTATAAAAGACATCAATTTGATTGATGGTGGTCAAGGTTACACATCATACAACCCACCTATCCCTGTTGTTGCTGGTCCTAGCAATCCTAATGGCACACCTGCTAAATTAAGTCTTACAGTCAATGATGAGACTGGAATGGTTGATAGTTTGACTATTACCAATAGTGGTAGTGGTTATGACTTCATTCCTGCTATATCATTCAAGAATCCTGGTGGGGCAGAGATTGGATCTCCTACTATTGACTCTGAGGGAAGGCTTAATATAGGAAGTATCGCTGTTAGCGAAATGGGTAGTGGATATAGCAATCCACCAATAGTTTACATAGATAATGCTCCAGATGGAGGTATTAATGCACAAGCAATATCAAGGATCAATCAAGACGGTCAAGTATACGAAATACAGATTACTAATCGTGGTAGAGGGTATGTTACTCCTCCTCGTGTGGCAATTATTAATCCTATCGGTGCTCAAGTACTTGATGTCACTGTAGCATCTGGATCAGTCACAAATATTGAAATGTTAACTGGTGGTATGGGTTATACCGATGCACCTTCAGTTTATATCGTAGATGACAGAAAAGACGGATATGGAGAACCAATAGGTGGCACAGGAGCAGAAGCTGCTGCTACTATCTTTAATGGTGAAATTACAGACATTAATATTACTAGTTTTGGATCTGGATACTCAGAATCAGAACCTCCTAAAATATACATTGCAGAACCAAAAGCAGCAAGGGCATCTGTAGATGTTGGGTTTGATCAAGTAACAGGATTTGATATACAGGAGTATGGATCAGGATACACTTCTAGTGCCTTTCTAGGGTGCTCTAGAGGCGTTTCTGGACCTGTTGCTTACGATAACCTCCATAATGAGGTATATGCTGGAGAAGCAGCATTAAGGCAGTCAAATCACGTTGCAGGTACAAATGTAACTAACCTTGACTCTCTATTCATTAAAGAAGTATTTGATAAGTTTAGAAGACAATATTTACCAACCTTAGACATTGATTTCTCTAAGGTTAACCCTGTACAGGTAATTAAAAATATTACCGACTTTTATATCTCTAAAGGTACTAAATTAGCTACTCAATACCTTTTCAAAATCCTATTTGGTGAAGATGTTGACCTTTACTATCCTAAAGATGAGATTATAAGTCCATCTCATGCAACTTGGGTTGTAGACACTATTTTACGTGCTGAATTGATATC